AGAATGCGACTAGTTCCCAAGCTAGCGCGTTAATCAAATATATGCAAATACAAATTGCTNAAAAGCAAGATGATGGTCAATGAATTATGTAGGCAAGTTTATCAGTGTTAACGGTTCGTCAGTCACGTTTGAACTTGACGAGCCGTTCGACATCACAACTGCACGTAGGAAAGCAGGTGAAGGCTTAATAAAGGCTTTCATCGAAGTACAAGACAACGACATGATATCTGATGACCAACGAAAGAAAATATTCGCGTTGATTAACGATATTTGCGACCATACAGGTTATTTATTTGATGAAATGGACCAGAAGATGCGCTATTACTTTATGGCTGAAACTGGTTGCGATGTTTTTAGTTTAGCACGCAATCAAGTGACTAAAGAGTTCGCTAGTCGGTATATCGAATATATCATCGAGTGGTGTTTTAAAACAGGTATACCATTCAAATATAGAGACTATCACATGGCAGCAGACATCACTAGAACGTTATTTATTTACTTGAAATACAGACAATGTTTTGTATGTGGCAAACAGCATGCTGATATAGCTCATGTGGAAGCCGTAGGCGCTGGTCGTAACAGGAAAAAGATAGACCATTCACAACATCATTTCATGGCATTATGTCGAGATCATCATACTGAACAACATACGATTGGAATTGATACTTTCATGAAAAAATATGCGTTAGTACCAATTAAGCTAACGGCTGAACAAATTGCAGAATTCAAGATAGGAGGATAGTCATGGCAGAGATATCCTGGATTAAATTAAAAACCACAATGTTTGATGATGAAAAGATTCGATTAATTCAATCAGTTCCAGAATCAGATGCAATTCTAGTTATATGGATTCGATTATTAGTTTTAGCTGGAAAAACAAATGATGATGGGCTGATTTATATTCAAAGAAACATGCCTTACTCAGAAGAAATGTTGGCAACCTTATTCAGTAAAAACGTTAATACTGTTAGGCTTGCGCTAACAACTTTAGAAAATTTCAACATGATTGATTTAACTACAGATGGCTTAATTGCCGTTACAAATTGGGAGAAGCACCAAAATGTAGAAGGATTAGAACAAGTAAGGCTAAAAAATGCAGAACGGAACAGAAAGTATCGAGAACGCAAAAAATTACAACTTTCACCTGGTACTTCTAGTGACGTTAGCGTGACGTCACGTGACGGTACAGATATAGATAAAGAAATAGATATAGATAAAGAGAAAGAAAGAGATAAAGATACAGAGAAAATCCCTTTCTCAGAAATTATTGACTATCTAAATCTAAAAGCTGGTAAAAAGTTCAAAACAACTGATAAACATAAAACTTTAATCCGAGCTAGATGGAAAGAAGGGCAGAAGCTTGAGGACTTTAAACAGGTAATTGACAACAAGGTTCATGATGCAGAGAACCCTAGAGACTTGTTTAGTGCTAAATACTTGCAACCAAGCACATTATTCGGGACCAAGTTTGATCAGTACCTAAACCAAGTTCCAGTTGTCGAAAAGAAGGAGGTCTACAATGACGGAGCTGATTTCTAGTTTTGAAGATATGAAGGGCCTTCTTAATCAAGTTAAGCAGAGCGATGATTGCTGCCCGATTCATAATGAACGACTTGTTAGTTTTAAAGAATTCATTCCGTTTTGTCAGTCATGCAAAAAAGAAGCAATCAATGCTGAGTCTGAAAAGTTAAGCAAAGAAGCTTACAAGGCGCACCAATTGAGAGTGACTACTGAAGTATTGGCCAAGGATTCAATTTTATACGATGAAACGATTGCTAAAGCTACTTTTAAGAATTATCTATACAAGAATGATTCAGAAGAAGAAGCGGTTAGAGATAAGGCTGTTGAGCTAGGACAACGATATTTACAAGGTGAAATCTTTAATAGTCTCTTTTCGGGAGATCCTGGGGCAGGTAAGAGCCACCTCGCAATGGCAATATTAAACGTTTTAAACAGCGCTATGGAAAATCCTGTCTCTTGCCTGTTTATCTCTTTTGAAGAGGTATTATCGCTAATTAGGGACAGTTTCAACAATCCTAGAAGTAAATATACAGAAATGAATATGATTGATCTGATGGGTTCAGTTGATTATTTAGTTCTGGATGACGTTGGATCAGAATCGGGTCGTTTAAAACGAACAGATAACAATCAAGTTTATGCAACGGACTTCACTGTTAAGGTCCTTAAGCGGACTTTAGAACGTAGACAAGACAAAGTGACGATCATTACAACAAATTTAAGCAGGCATGAAATGGAAACACTATACGATAAGCGAGTTACAAGCAGAATATATCGCAACATCGGTGGAAATATAATCAAGTTTACAGGGATTAAAGACAAACGAATTAGCGGGTAGGAGGTTGCAAAATGTGTAAACAATGCAACAACGAACAAGTTTTATGGGTGCAGATTAACGGTATAACGCAGTGTCAGCCTTGTCTGAATTGCAACGTGCCGAATGATAGCAGCAGTAGAGATTATTTGAGAGAACAACTTATAAAAGGAGCTAATAAAAATGACAAATAAACTAGAAGAAGTATTCAAAGAGTTACAAGAGAGCCATGTGCTTGTTGATAGAGAAGAGTATGAGAAATTGGTTGAGAATGCAAAGAATGCGAAGGAAGCAGAAATTGAAGAAGAACCAAAATTTTTAATTGGTGAATATTACACAATCGGCTTAGACGCTAATAGTAGAGAAATATTTATGGTGATTTCTTCCGAAGATAAATTAAAAGCTAAATCATATCGTGTGAGTTATGACCACTTCAGAATTATGTCTGCAGATTTAAAAGGGAATTCATTTGTAGTTACAGACTCCGAACTTGCAACAGACGAAGAAATCAAGCTATTCAAACGTGCTGAAATGTATCATAAGCACGGAAGAAAGTTGGACGATTTGAAAGTTGGGGATTTAATTAAAATTGGTAAAGGAATATACCAAATGAAAAATGAAACTACAGGTTTTATACAATCTATTATCGAAGGCAGACATGAGTTGTACTTGACTATTGAGGAAGCACAAGAAGCTCATAAAAAGATTGTAGGTGAGTAAATGAAACTCTTAGACATGATGAAAGAAGCCCATAAGGGGCGAGCACCGAATTCAGTTGAATACTTCAGAGAGTTAAAACAAATGACTCAGAAAGAGCAAGATAACGTCATGAGAGAGTACGAAGAATGGAAAACGACTTACGACAAGGAAAACAATTTAAAAGCGTTAGGGAGGAAAAGAAGTGGCAAATAGAATAGTCATACCTTTACCGCTAATGACCCTTAACGAGTATACAAACGAACAGAGGAAAAATAGATTTAGTGGTGCTTCAGCGAAAAAGAAACAAACAGCCATTTGCGAGTTTTATGTTAAGCAGGCNATGAGGGANGGAGTCACNTTTGAGATTCCTACANGATTAAAATTCAATTGGTATATGCCGAATAAAAAGCAAGATCCNGACAACATCGCTTTTCAGAAAAAGTTTGTCTTGGATGGAATGATTAAGGCGAAGTTTCTAGAAAATGACGGATGGAANCAGATACTTGGATTCAGCGATTACTTTGATGTGGATAAGGAGAATCCTAGAGTAGAGATAGAGGTGGAGTAAGTGATCAAAATATTAGAACTTTTTGGTGGGATTGGCGCTCCAAAAAAAGCCTTAATCAATTTGAAAATAGAACATAAAAGCATTGATTATGTTGAATGGAACGAAAAAGCAGTCCGTAGTTACAATGCAATGTTTGATAACCGATATGCTGCGCAAGATGTTCGAGGATATAATTTAAAGCCTGATTGGCTGATACATGGTTCACCTTGCCAAGATTATTCGATTGGGGGTAAGCAATATGGTGGAAACGTTGAAGATGGGACTAGAAGTAGTCTGATGTTTGAAACTATTCAAATAATACAGAATTTAGGTGTGTGGAAGCCTTCAGTTGTGATTTGGGAGAATGTTCCAAACGTTTTAAATAAAAAGCATTTGCCTGCGTTTAATCGCTATATTAACGATCTCGACAAACTAGGCTACACAACAAGTTATGAAGTTTTGAACGCTTTAGATTTCGGAATTCCTCAAAAAAGAAAAAGACTTTTTGCGATTAGCTGTTTAAATGGCAAGGTTTTTGATTACTCAAAGTTAGAAAAAATTAAAGCACCAGTTATAACAGAGTTTCTTGAAGCATCTTTTAATGACAAATATAGTTTTGACTCAGCCTAGCATGATTNAAAAATTGCCAGGTAATGAAAATCATTCAAAGTTTTAATGGAATGTTAGAAGAAATCACAACGCATGCGTTTTACTATCACGACAAAGCAAATAAGATGTCCCAACGCAGGAGTGATTAAAAATATCGGATGACAAGTATCGGATATTAACAGAGCGTGAGTGTTGGCGATTAATGGGCGTTTACCGATGAAGAGTTTTGATCGAGCTAATAAAGAACATCCAGGTATGCAAGGGAAGCTAAATGGAACACTGTACCACCAAGCAGGGAATTCAATAGTTGTGCAAGTGTTAGAAGCAATATTCAAAGTATTACTAAGTGGAAATTATGGCGGTGGTATTAAGCAAGAAAGTTTATTTTAAGGAGTGGAGTAAATGGCTAAGAAATGGACTGAAAAAGAAGATGATTATCTGCTAGCTTACTTTAAAAAGAAGTCGCTCATGCAGTTAGGGGATAACTTAAGCAGAAGTACACGAGCAATTGAGGGGCGATTAAGAATGTTGGGCGTTTTAAACAAGCATGAGAAGAAGGAAAAGAAAATCTATTATGCTTATCCAATTCAGATTGAGAAGAATACAGGATTTGTAGGAGAACGACACCAGTGTTCAGCGGCGCTAGGTTATACCGAGGTTCACTTTGACGGAATTGTTATTAAAGAATACGAGCATTCAGTTCTCGTTGAGATTGTGAAAGAAACCTGTTTAGAAGCTTTTTATATTAGCAGAAACGGAAGAGCAGTGATTAAAAAAGAAGAATTAGGAATGGTGGTATGAGGGAATGAGATATTTTATTACAGCAGACGGAAACGAACAAGGTTGGATGGACGCATTTAATAAGTTCAACAATTCGAATTACAAGTTGAACCAAGAAGTTAAAACTGAATATGCGGATGAGGTTAAACAGGAAATCGAAAATTTTAACAGGGGTTATGCAAATGGACCAGCGATTGGATTGGAAGAGGTGGAATAAACTAAAAATGGAACTAAACAAAATATATAACGAAGATTGTCTTATAGGCATGAAACGCATTCCTGATAAATCAATTGACATGGTTTTATGTGATTTGCCTTATGGAACGACAAACTGTAATTGGGATAACATCATTCCTTTTGAAGCTTTATGGAACCAATATGAAAGAATAATTAAAGATGAAGGGGTAATTGTGCTGACTGGAGCAGAACCATTCAGTAGTTTATTGCGAAATAGCAATTTGAAGCTTTATAAATACGATTGGATTTGGGATAAGGTAAAGGGTACAGGATTTTTGAACGCAAAAAAACAACCTATGAGAAACCATGAAACAGTTTCAGTTTTTTATAAAAAATTCGGAGTTTATAACCCGCAAATGACAACAGGGCACGCTTTAAAAAAATCAAAAAGGACTAGCAAACATCAAACGGATGTCTATGGCGAAATGAAGAATGATTACAACTATAGTTCCACCGAAAGGTATCCACGCAGTATTCAAGTTTTCAGTACAGATACTCAAAATAGTTCTATTCATCCTACGCAAAAACCTGTGGGAATGTTTGAGTATTTTATTAAAACATATACAAATGATGGTGATACAGTATTAGATAATTGTATGGGGTCAGCAACGACAGCAATAGCTTGCATGAATACAGATAGAAATTTCATAGGATTTGAAAAAGAAAAGAGTTATTTTGAGCTAGGAAATAAAAGGATTGCTGAAAATACGAAACAGCTAAATCTATTGGAGGTAGCAAAATGATTAACAGAGTTGTATTAGTTGGAAGGCTAACAAAAGATGCAGATTTAAAATATACATCTAGCGGAACAGCAGTAGCTTCTTTCACGCTAGCTGTAAATAGACAGTTTACGAATCAAAGCGGAGAACGAGAGGCAGATTTCATCAACTGCGTAGTATGGAGAAAGCCAGCCGAGTCATTAGCTAGCTTCACTCGAAAAGGCTCATTAATTGGAGTAGAAGGCAGATTGCAGACAAGAAGCTATGACAATCAACAAGGGCAGCG